CTGGAGGGGAGGCCTTCTACTACGATCGTAGGTGTTACACACCGCGGTTCCCTACTAACCTTTGTGTACCTTCTCGCGCGGGTGCGAAAAGTCCCTTCGGGACCGCACTTAGCAAGAGATCTGCATCCTGGTCTGTCGAAGACGACCCGTAGCTCTCCCTTTGGGATAGCCGGTGAATCGTTGTTGTTAACGACAGTTCCTTCACTCATCACCGAAAGGTGTTCAATGAGAGTGACTCACGGAATACAGTGAGGACACTGACAGTCTGGGTAGCTCCCAGATGTCGGTTCGGTAAGGTATGGGAACCAAGGTTCCTACATTCGTAATAGTGTTACAACGATGCAACGTTGTTGTAACTACCACAAAACCAATCCATCTATCGAGGGATCGATTATGGCAATGCGTTTAAGAGAGAGAGGCTCCTTTTCGGATGCCGATGCGCCGTGTTCCCAGCAAACATCTGACTGTAGTCAGGTGAGCTGGACTAACACTATACCCGCCTGTAACGGCTCCAAGGAGTCGATGTGGGACGTGGTGACGCGAGATTTCTCTAAACGAGTAGCCAGTGGTGAAACCATCGTTAATCCGATGGTGAAAATCGTGAACGCTCGTACCTTCCAGGGAACTGAGTCCAAGTACTACTCGGACAACGAACCCTGTAACGACTGGATAGAACACGGTAACGGTTACCGTATATATCAGGTCTTAGGTCTAGCGCCTCATGCAGACACCAATATCGACTCCGGGCGCCTGGCCATTCTGGCAGGTACCAAAGCTCATGCTGATGTGCGTGCACCTGAATTTGATGGTGCAACGTTTATCGCAGAGCTCACGGAGACAATCTCGATGCTTCGCAACCCTGTAAAGGCGTGGCAGAAGCTAATCCGCGAGATCAGTAAGCGTCAAAGGCGTAGTAAATATGCCAGCGACCGCAACTTGATCTTACGGGACTTCATTGAGCAAAACTGGCTACAATACCGCTATGGTATTATGCCGTTAGTTTTCGCCGCTGAAGACGCGATTGGTGCTTTAGAGTCAATGAGACACAAACGAGTGTTCTTTACAGCTCGTGGTAGTGCTCATGAACAAGTAATAGGAACAGAAGTGCAGAGTGGTAACTTGCACAACTGGTCATGGCGGATAGAGCGAGAGCTCGAAACGACCCATGACGTACTTGTTCGGTGTGGTATACGTTACTACTCAGACCGTGACCCCACCTGGGGTATGGACTGGGAGAACGTTCCCCCTGCCGTTTGGGAGGTAATTCCTTTCTCCTTTGTGGCTGACTGGTTCGTGAATGTGGGCGACTACATTCGTGCAATCACCCCGAAGCTTGGGGTCAAAGTTGTGGGATCTTGGACTGTTACAACCAACACACGTGTAACTCGGGGAACTTCTACGTCCGAATGGATCGGAACGAACCCGAATGTGTGGGCTACTAACAATCCTACCGCTCTTGAGACATTTCTCACTGAGCACAAACAACGCTCGAGAGGAGCGCATACAGGACTCTCGTTTAAGCCTTGGACCAGCAATGCTGATCTTGGCCGAAAGAGAATTACTGATGCTATCTCGCTCACCGACCAACTTCTGCGTCGGTAGTAAGAGAACTCATCTCACGTTAATCCACTAACCCCGTATAGAAATATACGACATCAACATAGGAGCCATGGATATGGCCTTATCTGTCAATGCCAAAACGTACACTCAGGATCTTCCTCTGGGGCCCGATGCTGTGCCCTATAACGGTCCAAACCACGATGACGATACAGTAGATCGTATCGTCGCCAAGCGGACGGCACCCAAGCCGACTGCTGACTTCGCTGGTGTAGGACGGTCAGAGGTGAAACTGACACGTACCGGTACTGATGGAACAAGCACGATCGGTAATATGATCGTTACTATCGCTTGTTCATTCCCCGCGGACGTCCAGTCCTCGGAAAAAGAGTTGATGCTTACTGACTTGGCTGCTTGGCTCGCTTCTAGCGAAGCTGACGCAGTTCTGGTCAATCGCACCGTCCTGCAGTAATGCTACGTGAATGGATATCCCGCCTCGCGGCGGGTTCAGGGCATCTCGCCCTTGATATCCTGAAACACTGGCGCTTTGTTTTCGTGGCCGTCGTGATCATCTTGATCTTCGATTACCTCGAGAGCTTTGTGCCGGAGCGTAACTGTAGGATGGAAGTCCCTTCGTATAGTCCATCGGACATACGTACACTTCCTGCTCCCAACCCTTGGGAGAACTCTTTTACGGAATGACATAACTACGGAGCTACAAAATGTGCCCACAATCGTTATGTAAACCATCACGCCCTAGACCAAAACATCGGTCGAAGGGCAAACACCGGGTCAGTCATTATTTGACCCTGAATAAAAGCTCACAGGATATACATGTGAATGTACTCCATCGAGCTCTTAATTCGACGTCCCACCCACAACCGTGGGTTCCGCCTGCTTCTTGGTGCGCAACGCGCCAGAAGTTGGCCGGTTACTTACGTAGCCGACAATGGAACCGGTTGGTGGAGTGGTCTGAGTCTGTGGATCCACAGAGATATGATTCACCATCGTTGTATTTCGATGATGCTCAGGTAGCCGCACTTATACGCAAATACCCTTACACTCCTGATGAACTGCCCGGGTTCGACCCGGATAACGCAGCTCTGAAGAAGTTCCTTTCAGCTGAACATCGCTGTAAGTGGGTAAATCGCAAACGGAGAGCGAAACGTTCGCGTTTCGATCCGTATGCAGAGACCTTGCGTCTCGCGCGTTCATATATCAAGCGGGTTTTGAAAACCGCCCCGGATCTTCCGGCGATATATGATAGGTGTGACTTCACGTCGGGTGCCTCAATAGGGGTTCACGGTAATGCAACCAACTTATCGCGCAAACTTCGCGCGGACCGTTGGTCCGTTACCCCCTCGGCACTGGTGTACGCTACTAATGCTCTATGGGCCAACGCCCAAATGCGAGACCTCATCCTCCCAGGTGAGGTTAAGTGTTACGACCCGGAGACTTTCGAGTCCTTGGTTAAGAGTAAAGTAGAATACGTCAATTATAACAAAATTGCGTATGTACCAAAGACGGCCCGTACTTCGCGTACGATAGCTGTCGAGCCTTTGCTGAACGGGTTCGTGCAGAAAGGTGTAGACAAATACATGCGGTCCCGTTTACGAAAAGTAACGGGTATAGACCTGACTTGTCAGGACGATAACGCATATATGGCCTACATCGGATCCAAGGATGGATCCTACTGTACGATAGATCTCTCATCCGCCTCCGACAGTATATCGTTGGAAGTGGTACGAGATCTTTTGCCCGCGGACTGGTTCGAGTTTCTCGATGAGATTCGATCCCCGTCCTATCAGCTGCCATCAGAGGCCAAAACTTCTCGCTATGAAAAGTTCACCTCTATGGGTAACGGCTTCTGCTTCCCCTTGGAGACGCTAATCTTTGCGTCATTGTGCTACGCCGCAACTGTCCAAACTACCGGACAAGGCGCAGCATTCACAGTCTACGGTGACGACATCATTGTCAAGCCGCAGGCTGCTCTTCTCCTAACGGAGTTCCTTAGGGAAATGGGTTTCGTAGTGAACACTGAAAAGTCGTTTTACCACGGACCCTTCCGCGAATCTTGCGGAGCAGATTGGTACGAAGGGCAGGACGTTCGTCCTGTGAATCTCGACGACCGTTTCGAAGATGTAAGAAACGTGATGTCGTTCCACAACTCATTTCTGCGATCCGAAAGAGCCGAATCCTTTAGCAAGGATATACGGTCCTACTTACGGACACTCTCGCGGGAGCCAGTGTATCGGCCCTCACGAGAACCGGGAGACACAGCGTTCAGCGTGTCTCTCGATACAGCGATGAGCTCCAGACTTGTAACCTGGAACCGTAGCGTTCAGCAGTGGAGGACGATAGAGATATTGTCCCTTCCTGCTGACGACAAATACGTCGTGCTACAGATGTGGCTGGATAACAACGCACCTATGTTAAGTATTTTCAACATGGATACGGAACTTATCCGATTCGTAAGCGCTCTCCGCTCGGAAGACGGAGTGGGACGCTTTACCCTTCGCTATACCACACATGTAAAGATTAAACCAGTGAGTCGACCTTGGTCGATGAAACATCACGGGTTTAGTGTGGTTACGCATGAGAG